AATTTGCCTTCACTCAACATCTTTTCGTATTTTTCTGAAATACGTTCATTCACACCCTTAAGTAGCATAATAACCTCCTAAGTGTTAGCCAGCAAAGGAAAGAACCCTTGCATAGTCAACCAATCTATCTACTATATGGTATTGGTAATTGAACATAACACTAAATTGTGCTACGTCATTTGTTGCATAGTCAAGAGTTACAGCTTCAACTGTACTTGGCCAAGCACCTACCAATTTATATTTCAAGATAGGATCACCATTAAGATCAAGAAGCTCAATTACCTGATCAACCATGTAATCTGATGGTGTAGCATGTTGATTTGATGTTGGATCATGGATCAGCCTTTGCCAATCAATGTACCATTTCAAAACGTCTGCATTCATATCAACATTAAACATCATGCTCCATTCAGCATATGTGAGCTTACCTGCCATCTTGAAGTCAAATCCTTGCCAGTTAGTTGTAATTGGTTCAATAGTACCTGCTGGTAAAGATGATGATCTCACAAGATATGTAGCTTGATCAGTATTGGCATTAACTACTTGCACTGGAAACAAAGGCTTGCATTGGAACAAGTATGCTCTTGCTCCAGCTTTGAAGTTTGCTCTGTAACTATCAATATCAAAACCTGCCATTATATATTCCTCCTAATTAAGCTCTTCCTGCTCTCAAGGCAGCAATTTCAGTAAAACTAGCACCTGTTTTAGTTGCTATGAAGTTAAGTACGATGAACTCTGCTGCTCTTGTAGGCTTAACATAAATATCACACCATAACTCATTTCTATCAATTCTTTCAGGTGTATTGTTTGTGCTGTCACAAACTATTAAGTAATCGAAAATACCTCTTCTTGATCTAACATCTCTTAGGAAAGGATCAATCAAATTAAGTAAAAGAAGTCTAGTGATTTCATCGTTTGGTTCAAAGAGAAAGTTTGTAACTGCTGTTGAAATTGCTTTTTCAAGAATAATGAAAAGTCTTCTTACATTAATTCTATTGAAAGCAGAATTTCTATCTAACATTGTCTTTTGTCCAAAGACAACTTTACCTTGACCAGCAAAACTAACAACAGGATTAATACCATTCTTATAGAGAATGTCTCTCTCACCAAGTGTTGGGTTCCATGCAAGTCTTCTAACATTGCTTAGAATACCTCTTTGGAAACCTGCTGGTGCAAACCATGGATCAGTTACATCGTCAGTACGTGCAAAGATACCTGCAATGTGACCTGATGTTGGTATCCATCTATATTTGTTATTCCACTTGTCATAAATTTCTAGCCAGTTTCCATAAACAGCAGCATAGCTAGTATTAAGATTTAAGTTGTCTGTAAGATAAGGTGCCAATGCTCCTGTTCTCCAGTTTCTTAAATCTTCTACTTCACTTCCACTGTTATTTACAACTGTGTCATATGGACAGTCTAGAACTGCCATACAGTCAAGTCTAGATTCACAGATACTTGCCATATATGCTTTAACTGTTTCTGACTTGTCTGAATCAATGAAAATATTAACATCAACATCTTCTGCATTTGCATAAAGATCAAGATCTCTTATAATATCTCCATCTTCAACTGAATCTCCCTGATTATCTACACCACCACCAAATTGTTGCCAACTTGCAGTTGCAATATATATATTAGCATTCTTTTGTGCTTCATTAAAAGCAATTCTAATATACTTTGATTGTTGGTTGATAACATTCTCAGCAAAAGTTGTGACACCTTCATCATCAACTCTATCTTCTTGTGTTGAAACATTCCATTCCTCTTTTCTGGTATAGGATGTTTCACCTTGCTCCATAGAATAAACAATAATCAAGAAATCTTTCTGATCTGTTAAAGGACTATCGGTGTCTTGAACTGCATCCCATGTTCCGGTATTGACATCTCTCCAGGTAGGATCGGTGCTAAATCCACCAGTGGTAATTGCTGAGTATGTGGACTTGTCTACTACTGCTACTCTAATATTATTTCCCCATGCACCTCTTGAACTAGCTATTAGGTAAAAAGGGTTAATAGCAGCAACAGTAACTTCTTCACCAAATTGATCAGGGTCTTCACTTACAAAATCATCTAATATATATGCATTGGCTGAAGTAAAAGGTTCGAAAGTTGAGGGATTGGCACCAGTACCACTAAGTGCTTTTGTACCTGCAAAGGTTGCTGACATCGGCATAGTTCTGGTAGCATAAAGTTTTGTTCCCCATCTGAAGAAACCTGTACCTGCAAGCATGTCTCTATAAGCATATACATTGCTTGGTGGTTGACCAAAAGTTTCAATCAGATCATCTTCTGATGTGATCAACCACTTTTTTCTTTCTGGACCTTTATAGGTATTCCTCAATATCAAACAACCAATGGATGTTGCTACTGCTGGAATAGTAGTTGTAAGGTCAATTTCGTTAACGTCAACTAATGGACTAAGATAAAAAGCCATTCCTCTTTCCTCCTACTAAAAGTAAATAAATAACCCAATTCAATAGTATTTATAAAAAACTAATCAAAAATTCTAAATATATTTAGAGTTGTATGATAAATGATATACAGGTGATTGACAGAAGTTCGACAAAAGGAGAGAATTGAAATCATGTATAAAAGAAGAGCTAAAAAAGGTGAGACATATTGTTTTAGGTTAACACAAGATGAAAGGGAAATGATCAAATTTCTTCAGAAGAATGTTGATGTTCCCTTTGAATTGAGAAGAAAGGTAAGGGAGATGTATAACTACGAAATGAAAAATAAGGTAGAACCACCTCCACCAAAACCTGCAAAAAAATATGATCCAGATGCAAGCTACTTTAAAGATAGACTTGGAATGCATGGAAGTTAATCTTCACATCGTGCATCACGTAGCTCATATCTGTCATAAGTAAATTGTGCTGTGGATTCTAGGTTAGCCTGTCCTTCTCTTGTGCTGAATCTAACCTCTCCTACAGCACTTACCCATAGGTTTACAAAAAACAGTCTGAATAACTCTTTTTGGAAGTTATCTATTACTCTAATAGTAGCATCAACTGTATAATCTTGTGGTGGTCTTCCACGTCTGTCTTTATTGTTATTGATGTACATCATCCATTTATGAAGTATTCTCCAGTTCAACAGACTTTCATCAACAATATATTCTACAGTGAAAGGTTCCCATGTTATACCACCACTGTCCATATGAGTTTTACCAAGAACCCAATATAGTTCTAATACATCAAGAGACACACCTGGAATAACAGTTCCATATATATTGATTATTAACTCTTGTGTATCTGCTATTGTAACGTCTGGGGGAAGATTAGGAAGCACCAAACTAAAGTTAGCTGGAGATGCTTTATCTAATACAATTCCACCAGTAACATCATCTTGACATTGTAAAGTTTCTGACATTAGTGTTCCTCAAAAAGTTGATATTTGTAAAGCTTCACTATTTCATTATCTACCGGATATGCTGTTATCCCCTTAGTCCAGGAAGTATAAAGACCTCCAACAGGTGCAGCAGATAGAAATTCTGCTGAAGAGTCTCTGTTGTTGAAAAAGCCACATTTGGTATAGTATTGTAATATAATTTCCTTTATCATTTTAACAGCAGGATCATCTAGTAGAGGTTGAAATAGATATCCTTGTACGGAAAAATCCAGGTTCCATTTTATAACTCGTCTTTCTTCATCTGCATACTCTAATGATTGATCAGGACTGGCACCATTGAATTGTACTCTTTCATCTAATGTAACACTTAGCTCTGGTATTGCAACCCTTATCTGAATAAAAGGTGTGAAGAAGGGAAGAATTTGTTCTAAGATCTGATCTACATCAACTATATTAAGACTCCAGATTGTAAGCTGAAAATTAAAATTATATGGAATAGGATTAAGGAATTTTTCAACAGTTCCTATATCTAAATTTCTGCTCTTACAGATTTTTGCAAACTTAGCCCCTTGCCTATCTTGTGCATATTCTACTCCCTGTAAATTAACAGACATCATAGGAAGCATTTCATCATCTTTTCTTTCATATATCCAAAACCAAGTTTTTTGTTTAGGTCCAAATTTAAGAGGAACAACATATAGCTTATCAAATATAACTCCATCAGCTACACCTGCACCATCTCTATATCTGGCAATTTGGATGTCATTAAAAAGATCAAGAAATTGAACAATTGTCTTCCTGATAACTTTATAGTAATAGTAACTTTTCAAACAAAAAACCTCCTATTCATTAGATTCATTAATATTTATAACAAAAAGGAGGTTTTTTAAATTAATTTATCGTGGATAATTCTTGTAATCTTCTTTTATCGGTTTATAGTAAGGAACAATTGTAGAATTAACTACTTCCAAGGACCATCCATCACTAGCTATATCAAAGTCAACAATCCATCCACCAATTTGTGGCATGAGACCCTTTGCCTTTAAATATGGTGTCTGTGACTGAAAGCATCCACACAAAAATGTATGTACATTTCTGATGAAGAACTGCCCCATAGAATGATAATGACCAATAAAAAATATCTGAGGTTTGTGTTCTGAAGAGAAACCTTCAATAAATTTCTGTGCCTTATAGCTCAATGCATAAGCTACACCACCACTTGGATGATGTAGATAAGCTTTAACTGCTTGTGACACTAAGTTTATATATGCACCTCTTCTACCCATATATTTGATGTCGGGTCTTTTCATTTCTAGCTCTTGTAGAATGTTTGCATTAGCACTCTTAATAAACGATTCATCATGATTACCTGCAATAACCCATGTATTTACTCCTGAAAGTTTTGGATGGTGTTCAGCAGTGTAATCTCTTATTTCTGTGAATCCATGAAGGAACATCTCAAATCTCTGCCCTCTATAAACAGTGCCATCACCATCTGTTAGATCACCTGGATCTAGCATGAAATCAACACCTAATCTATAGCATCTTTCATAGAAATCATTTAGGTATGTCAATTGCTGAAACTTAGATCCAAAGTGTTTATCTGATGCAACACCAAAACGTCCATGTTTCAATTCTGAGATTGCATGAATAAGATCTTCCGGTCCTTGAAGCAGAGGATCATCAATAGTCCATGCTTCACCAATCTGTGTAACATAATGACCGTGTACTTCTTTAATCTGGTTTAGGATTTTTCTGCCTTCTTTAGGTGGGACTTCCAGGGCATCACATAACATTTCAAATGTATGTGGTTGTTGTTTGAGAAGTCTAATTGCTTTTGTTGCATTCTTATTGAGAACAGGGATTCCATTTTTTCCGTTCTCTTCTGTTGCTACTTCTATTTTGGGAAACTTAACCCTTGCTTCTCTTTTTGCAGCTTCCCATCCTTCACATTGTCTTTCAAGTGTTCTTGAATGAACTGGCTTGTCTGAAATTTCGTCATACTCTCGTCTGGTAATATCATCCCCATATAAATCAAGGATGGTAGCAAACTCCTGTAATAGACCTTCTTTGTCCATAGTTTCATTCTCCATAAAATAGTCTCCTTTTCACAAATTTTATCTTCTACCACCTCTTTCAGGTCTGACTGCTCCCCTTCTACCTTGTAATCCCATTACTCTTGCTAGAAAACCACCTCTACTCTCCATTGCCGATTTTAATTTAGCAGCAAGAGCACGTTTGACTTTCTTAGAGAAGTCTTTCCTAAAAGTACTTACTACTATACTATCTACTTCATCAAAAGGCACTTCATACATTCCATTATTGCCAAGTGGAGGTTGTATATAATATTCAGGACTGTAGAAATACCTTCTAACTGCTGTTTTCATCCAGGGGTATCTTCGTGAAAGCAATCGGTAGGTAAATTCGAAATTACCATTAGATCTTTCAAAAGCTCTTTTCCATTCCTGTACAAAAGTTCTTCTATTTCCTCTAGGTATATAGGAAAGATTTACTCCTTGAAAGAATCTCCATTGTCTTCCGGTATTGGGGTGTCTCCCTGAGAAAAAGTACATCAATATTATTACAGGTTCAGGGTCATGTTCCCATGCTCTATATTGAAAAGTATAAAACCTGCCTGTTCTCCACCAAGCTTTGTTTAGTTTTACTTTTTTATGTATACCTAATGCCATATTTTGTTCCTATTATAATACATGATAACGGAGTTGTAAAACAAAAAAGGGATTTTACTTCAATATTATTTAGTAAAATCCCCCAAATTACTGTAGGTTGCATTGTTAATAATACTTTTTAAGATCTTTTTTAATATCACGTCTTTCTTTTTTCTTTTCTTTTTTTATCCTATCTTGTTTACTTACTTCTTTAGGACGTAAAAGACCTACAGTAGGAACTCTAGCCTTGGCAACTCTTTCTGCCTGAGACATTGGTTGTTTCTTCTTTTTCTTTGCTTCATTAAGAAACTTTTCAAATCTCATT